ATGTAACTTTTATTGAGATATCATCACAGTAACATAGTAACATAGTAACATATAATACAAGGTTACTTTAGTAGATATATTTGATAGTGCTTCTTCCATATTGTAATCCTATTTCAAAGTTACCTTTGTTGTTTGGTATCTGTTTGTGATAGTTTTCTTTACCATATATACCAGGTTCTCCTATGAGTTCTCGTTTAACAGGATTCCAGCATGTTACTTGGCTTAGTTTACCTTTTAGTACAAGCTTGCCTCTCCAAGTAAAGTAACCATAGGTTTTTATTCTGTCTGGATCTTCATCATAGTTAAATGTATCAGTGAGGTTTTCTGTTAGTTTAACAAGGAGTTGACCTGGAGGGTTGTTTTTACATACAAATGGAGCGCTGTTGTTCATGCTAGGTTTGTGGTCCACATCAGGTTTCTTGTCCCATATCTGTCCCCATGGGTAGACAGGCCCAACGTTGTCTTGAGCAACTGTTGGTTGGTATGCGTTCAGTAGCTTTTTCATCTGAGCACCATCATCTAATACTTCATGTGGAAAGTCTAGTGTTTGTTCACCAGCAAAGTTAAAGTAGTCTAGGTATATCACCTCATCTTCAAAGTGTGTGCCTGAAGCAGTAGGCCAACCTTCTTCTTCCCACGAGTCTATCTTGGAGTGTTGAATCGGCGGTGTATGTAACTTTGGTTGCTTTGCTGTGTGTTGCTCTATTTCCTGGTCTGAGTAGTAGTTACTTCTTTCATGAATGGGTATTCCATCTAATAGGTCTACTTGGTTGTCTCCACCGTGGTTCCTGTCAAAGATGTATCTAGTACTAAAGTTCTGTTGTAAAGCTTGGCTGTGTGTGCCTGCACCTTTGGTTAAGTCACTCCATTGTCTTGGTCCTCCAGCAAAGTAACTACCCTGTAACCCTGCTGGTATGATCCATTCAGGATATTGGTAACCTATGTTGTAAGGTCTAACTCTGTTTAGTTCTGCGTTCTTCTTACCTCTCTCCTCGCCCCAAAAGTGACCCAGTCTGATATGATCTCCTCCTTGTATGTATTGTATCTCACCTCCGTTGTCTAGTGAGGTTACTTTGTGTGTTGTATCTGTCTTTGGTTTGCACAGAGGAGGCAGACCCAAGCAACGTGTACTTTGGTAACTTAAGGTTAGTTTACATGGCTTACTTTTAAACTCATATAAGCCTGAGTGAAAGTTATCTCCAGTTCTGAGAATCTGAATAGGTATGTTGTTCTCTACAGTAATAAAGTTAAAGTACTGTTCTTCCACACTAAGGTAATCAGCTTGTGTTCCAGTCCATTTTAATTCAGTCTGTGCTGCCTTTTGAATGTTAGGATATCTGTTGTAAATGTAACATGGATGATAATACCTATATTGGGTTGGTTTGGTTGCTCTCCAAGGAACAAAGCCCAGTGTCTCCCCCAACGGCGCAGCTGGAGTATATGGCAATATGTTGTTAGTATCTAAAGCAACCTGTAGCGACGCAGTTAAGTCATTGTTGTATTGCTTGATAGATGCATTACCTTGGTTGGTTTCTGTGACAGTCTTTATGGTTACATTGTCTATCTCTTGTTCTAAAGTAACCAAACTAATTTCACTACACAGTGTTTTCATCTGTTGAAAGTCTTTAGGACTCATCCACACACCCCAAGCGTTGCTATCTACTAGAAACCAAGGTGTCATTACTTGTTGGTGAAAATCATCATAGACAAAAAATTCTAAGTCTAGCTTGTCGTGAGTTGTTGTGGTATCAGTAGTTCTACCAGCATTAAACACCAAGTATTCATCTGTGTCAGCTTGGTTGATGTGTACCATCCTAGTAGAGTGACAAGTAATATACACTTCACCGTTTATTACTTTAAATTCTGTTGTGTTATTAAAGCTACCAGTACTGTTACCAACCCCACCACCAGCTTCAGCAGTTTGGTTAGTTGCTTGCTCAGTGTCCATCTGTTCAGGTTCAGCAGGATCCATTTCCTCTATGGTATCCGGTCCGTGGTATACTGCAGGGTTAGTTTGCTTCTTCTTTTTTGCTTGCTGAATAAACACGTGTCTTGGAGCACTTCTCTTTTTCCCAGGATAGTGCTGAGGAACTAAAGTAAAGTAACATAAGTACAAGCAAAGTCAAGTGTGATGGTGTTAGGTTACTTTAAGTAGGTTACTTACTTTTACTCATGCCGAGGTCTCTTGGGCTGCTTTGGATGCACACTGCTCGCACCCYTTTTTGGTGTATCGCAGCTGGTTGTGTTCACACTTTCTGCAGTCTCTGCAGTAGTACGTTGTGAGTTGCCAGTAACCTTCGTGGCAGTTGTGGCACTCGAGTTTGGTCCAGTAGTCTCTGTAAAGTAAAGTAACCTCATCAATTTATGTTGGTTTTAAAGTTGGCATTTAAAATGTGTTCCTTACCTGAAGGTACTTACCCAAGTACAGTTCAGGCATCTCATGGCTTAGTTTAATTGGTGTGCCGTCCCAGGTACTTAGCCATTTTTTTAACATTCCTGGTGTTAGTTTGGTTTTAGGGTTGATGGTTCTCATGCAACGTACTTTAAGCATTCTCTGCTTAAGTGGTTCTGCATGAGCACTTGTCTCCACACATCCAACAACTACTCTAGTAATGTCGGTGTTGCTTGTTACAAGGACAGAGCCTTTGATAGATTGAGGTTGCTTGTTTTTGGTGTCTACTTTTACATTACCACCTCCAGTAATGGCTTTAAAGTCTTCAACAAAGTTAGCTAAGTTACCACACTCTTCGGCCCAAATAATGTTTCTATTACCACAGTCAGTCCATGGAAAGTTTGGATTGCTTGTAGTAACCACACCATAGTTTACTACTGCTGTACATATTAAGGATGCTAGCAAGGTCTTTCCAGTGCCTCCCGGTCCATAGAACCAAATACAACCTCTTTTTCCACCTTGGTTGGTTAGAATGGTACATAGTGCGTTTTTAAGTTCTTGTTCATTAAGTCCCATCTCTCTTATAGTTGCTAGCAAAGGTTGCTCATCTTCCTYTTTATTAAATTTCTGAATACAATCATAGGCAGTAAGCCTGGTTGATGTCTTTACTTGGTTCATGTGAAGCAAAGTGTTAACTCTTTGAGCTCCGTTTGGTTCTAAAGATATTTCAAGGTATGTGTCACTTAGCTTTAAAATCATATCTTCTGGAGTAAAGCAACCAAGCTCATATAAGGCCTCTAAAGTACTCTGAGCTGAGCACATTTTTTTAGAAGGTTGCTTAACCGGACCAGCAAGTTCCTTTTTTGAGGTTACTTTAGTGGCACATGATTTCCAAACCAAACTAGTTCCTGGTTTTGAGGTTGCTGAGTCAGTTTGGTCCGTTACTTTTGGCGCGCTTTGGCTATCTTCCCAGTCTATGTCAGCATCTAGTATATCTGAACTCTGCTCATCCAAGTAAAGTTTTCTTATGGCTTGTCTTTCTTTGTTAGTTAGCATGTCAATAATGCCACCGTTACCACTAGCATAGTAACCATCTGCACCTTCTTTATCTATTTTATTTTTGTTAAACAGGTATATTATTGTATACTCTCTCAGGCTAACTGGTTTGTTATATTCCTGTTTGGTTTGCTTGTTAAAGTATTTGTAAGGTTTAGTAGGTCCATCTTCAACCCACACTTTCAAGTTATCAGCTCTGCCATCAGTATCCTTAATATCTTGCAGGTCACAATGATGGTTACTATAGGTATATGCTAGGTCTTTGTTTAATTTTTTAAGGAACCAACCTAAGGATTTCTGAACATCTTTAGGATCTTCATTTTTATCAAAGTAACCTAAGCAACAGTGAATATGAAGTTGCTTAGTGGCTCCTTTTTCTACTTGCCAGATAAAGTTGACTTTGTTAGCATCCCATCTGTGGCTCTTTACATGCCTATCAAGTAACACCAAGGTCTTCCCCAAGGTTAGTTTACAAAAGTTTATGTCATTCTTAGTTAAATTTTCATTAGAAGCTTTTAAAGTCTCTTCAATAGAATCATAAGCTAACCTTAGTTCAGGAGAAGTTGTCCTCAGTGGTGGTGTTGCTTTGGTTGGTTTGTTGTCCTTGTCGGTGTAGGTCTTTTGTTGAAACAACCAGGCGAGTCCTTCACCGTCAGCAACCTCCTGCTTTAGCTGCTCAAACAGTTGTTGTATTCTCTTGTGTTCAGTAAGCTGAGCCTGAGCCATGTTACTCTGCTGTAACCGCTCTGTGCTTTGCTCCAAGTAGCTTCTGCTTATATATCTCACTACTTCCT